TAATATAAGTAGGATTTGTTCTTTCGGCAAACAAGTTAGCTAATTTTTGAAGATTACTCATCACGCCACATCCTCTGGCAAGACTAATTCCAATTCCATCGTGTGAATCTGGTTAGACACTGAATGCTTGCATGATTTTATCATGAGTCTTCCAGTCATTCCGGTTACAGGCTCTTCCACATCAAAAAGATACCCGCCTTTAAACTGAACATCACCCATGAGTTTCAACTTATTCGTTTCCTGGATCCGGTTCAATCGTTTCAAAAGGATCTCGGCCACTCTCTTACTTTTAGACACATCCTCTGCTTCGATCTTTACAGTCTCTTCTAATAACCCATAATGAGATGCAGATTCCGTGTCTTGGGTGAGTGCCTTAGTTTCATAAGTATCAGAATCGGAGGTAATAACCTTAATTCTGTTCCTTAGTTCTTCTAAGCTACGTGTCCTAGTAGCTTCTAATGGGTTTGCAAGAACATCATAAGGCTCTACATTTTCAGAAATCCGAAACGTACCTGTAATGACACGGTCCTGAGTTGCGACAATGGATATTTTTCCTTTATCCATTTCTGCTGAATATTTAATCCCACTTTGTTGCTCTTGCTGCTTAATAATGTCATCGATAATTGCAGCAGGAGATTGTTGGATATAAATCTTTTTTATGTTTGCGCTCATGGGTGCAATGGTCCCGATCATCATCCCGAAATCTTCTAGTATCCTAGTAATAGCACTATCAGCAGATACACCATTGAACTGGTACACACTTTTCGACTTGTCAAGATACCACGCGAAATCATATGCCTTATATGTGATCGGTTGCCGTCCATTCTTCGATTCATTAACCAAGATGCCACGGTAGATTTCTTCATCATCTTTAGTAACAATAACCATATCACCGAGATCACAAGGATTAGTAGGAAAGAATTGAGTATCATTCCATATTACTGTCATCTCCAAAACAGAGGTTAATGACAAGTAACTGTCCCATGAAAAAGACCCCACTATGGGGGTCAAATCATATCGAGCTTCTAACTGATTTTTAACTAGCATTATTTTAAACATTTAATTCACCGCCGTGCTGACAAATGGAAATTCCGTCATGGCCAAGGTATAGTAAATGTCCCCATCTTGTCTAACTTCTGTTTGAAAATCGTCTATAGTAACAGCCATATTTACATCCTGATTACCGGCATTATCAATGATAATGAGTCTAATGGGGAATCGGCGTTCTCTCCACCGTTTAATGGTTTCAACATACTGCCTTCCCCACATGGTACGGTTCTGCAAAAAGGGATAGTCGTGACCCTCAATTGGGAAAAAAGACTCAATCGTAATAGATTGAAGCCCCCTTAATCCAATTAAGTTGAGTGACTGTTTAAGTCCTTCCACTTTTTGATTGTTCCAAGGATCGGGGATTGTATATTTCATTGGAGGTACCGGTAGTTGCAGTACTTCCTCATTATTGTTTATGCTAATAAATACACTGATCATGAAGCCACCCCCTTAAGTTCCGTACAAGTGACGTTCAAGTCTTGGGAATAACTTATCGGCAATTTGCTCTGCCGTTATATCCACCGCGATACCCTTCTTGAGGGTCCCATTTAATCCATCTACACCGGCTGTATTTCCATCTGTAGATGAGGTGTTATTTTCAGTTGCAGCAGTATTATCATCTAAGGCAGTAATCAACTTATCTAAACCATTTGCTCTTTTCGCATCTTGTTCTTGCTTGCTCTTCTGTATTTGAGCCATGATTGTATCATCAGAGAATTTAGCCTTACCAAAATCTACTTTTGGAATAGGACTAAAATTATTATCCCATGTAGGAGCTACGGCATTAAATTTGGCCGCACTAAAATTGACGCTGATAGCATCCATACCAACTGCTTGACGGATATCATTTAATGGTGAGAGAAGTGCTGAAACACCCATCTCTGCAGCAGAGACGATTCCGTTCCACATCGATACCCCGCCAAACTCGATACCTTTAAATACATATTGGAAAGCACGTAACATCTCATTCCCATAATCAATCATGATATTTACAGCCCATTGAACAGCAGAGACAACCGTGTTCCAAGTATTCATTCCTACCAGCTTTACGGTTTCCCAATTTTGTACAATGTAGGTTCCTGCCACGTAAAGTAGCCCCAACAACGTAATAACAAATCCGATTGGGTTTGCTCTCATAGCAGCATTTAACCCATGCTGTGCAAGAGTGAGTATACCTACTTTTCCTCCAGATGAAGCAGCGGCGGTTCCGTAAAATGCCGTCCACCAAGCTAACGTTCTCTGTGAGGCAATCGTAATTAGGTTCCAAGTATTCGCAGCCATTACAGCAAGTCTATATGCCACTATAGAACCCACAACCCCATAGACTATTGGACTTATATTACTCCAGTTAGTAATAATAAAATTAGCAATTGAAAACATTGCACCAGCTACCGCTTTTGCCCCGTTGTAGACACTCACAAGCCCTTTAGAAATACGGTCGGTTATGGCACTGAAGTTATTACCGGACATAAAATCCTGGGCTTTTTGTAGATCATTTCTAATTTCATTGAAGAGTGGCTTAGTAATTCCAGCCAAACCCAAAGTGGCTGTCTCTTTTATATTCGAAATAGTATATTCGAATGTACTAGACATTTCCTTCATCGATCCGCCGAAGTGCTTATTCAATCCGTCTATTAACAAAGGTAAGACCTGACCTGAAAGCAACTTTCCTTGCTCCCCTAGCTTCATTAATTCAGCAGGAGTTTTACCCATTTCTTCTGCCAAAATAGACCACGCCGGGATACCGCGCTCTGCTAATTGATTCATTTCCTCTGCACTAAGTTTTCCTTTAGTTTGGATCTGTCCGATAGCAAGAGCAATACCTTTCATTTGTTCCGTATCTCCACCCGAAGCTGCTACAGCGTCCCCAATACTGTAAAGCATCGGAACAACTTTATTACCCGCAATTCCCATCGCTAACATGGTTTTAGCCGCTTCTTGCAATCCAACAAATTCAAAAGGTGAATCAGTAGCTAACTTTTGAAGATCTGCTACCATTTTTATTGCGCCATCGTGAGATTTAAGGAGGATTTCGAAAGATTTCTGTGCCATTTCTGCACTGGAGTTAGCCTTAATACCAAGTGCTACGGCAGCAGTAGCCATTGCACTAGTTGCAGCAGCCGCCATACTAACACCGGTTTTTATACTTGACCAGGTTTCATTGGCAACCTCTTTCAACTCTTTCAGGGTCTTTTTATAGCGTACAGTACCCGCGTTAATCCTTTCGAGTGTTCCGGTTACACCGTCTCTAAGGGACATCGTTTTAGAAATATCTTTTGCTCCCACTTCCTCACCTCCTTCTCACAACAGAAAAAGGCAGCCAAATCAGCCGCCTTATTAATTATTTTCATTTTGATAATAAAATAGCATCGACTGCATCATGAGCCGCTTCGTAAATAAATCTACATTAAGTAGATAATCAGGAGTGAAACCCCTTTGGATATAGTGATGCAAAAAACGAAATTCAGCATCACTCTCAATTAGTTTTTTAGGTCAGCGTCGACCTTTTTAACACCCTGTCCGAAACCGGCTAACTGGAGCGCATGTCCGCTGATAGCTCCGATTTCTCCAGAACGAAAGATCATAGATACAATATCTGTTGGTTCCACACAACCAAACTCTTTTTGCAATTGCGGGTCCTTAAGGTTCGGCTCAACCACGCATTGATAAACCAAATACGGATCTGCTTTATCGCTTTGCATGTCGTCCTGTGCCATCTCTAAGGCCTCTAAAGCAAGTGCTCTGCTAGGCTCTTGGATTACAATTTCAGCGTCAAGAGACTCAACATACAAGGTCTGTGTACGCTGTTTCTTTTGCTTGAGTTGTGCTTTTTGAGCTAGTAGATCTTTTATTGTTAACTTTTTACTCATATTCGTTTCTCCTAATTAATCATATCAACCATATCGTAATCACTGAATGAAAACGAAATTTCTTCACTGCCTAATGTTTTTTGATCGAATTTAAGCAAATTAAACTCCTTAAGAGTTACATCGTGGATAGCTACACGTTCAGACCCTCGAGCGTCTGGATCTGCAACTTTCCCCACGATCTCAAAACGAGGATAAATGCCTTTTTTCACGTTATCAGCCATAGCTCGCTGCACACGGGAGTAAATCTTTTTAAGAGTTAATTTACCCTCACCTTTCCAGCCGGTAGCCTTTTGAAAGGTCCCGCTTTGGTTTGCAAATTTAATATCATCATATTCCACAGTTACTTTAGCCTCGAAGGAATCAACCTCCGCCCACAACTCGCCGTTTACCCACACTGTGCCATATGTCCCGTTAATGACTTCACTTGCATTCGGTCTAGTCAATTTATATCACCCTTTTCTATACAGCAATTTTGAAATCTAAGTCCTCCATTGCATCTAAGAACTTCAAAGGACCAGAGATAAATACCGTGCTTTGGAAAGAAGTTTCCTTAACTTTTTGATCGTCCCATTCAGTAGTGTCAGTACCAATACTTTCCCAGGCAAGGCGCTGTGCGTATACGTCAATCCCGATTTTGTTATCAGCTGCAGGGTCTAATACATCCCCTTCAAGACCTTTAAAGTAAGCATTAACAGCCGTAATGAATAGAACTTGATTATCATAGCTGTTGTTAACTTTACCAACATAGTTGTCATTGAAGGTACGAGTAATATCCTCTTGAACTAAATCGTGGCCCTCAACGATCTTAATCTTTTTAAAGTCTGCACCCTTACTAGTAGTTGTGGTTGTCAGTGAATTAACACCACGTGCAATCTTCACTTTCTCACCGTCATTGATAAGGATGAGTTTTCCTGCGTCAATGTCAGCATCAGGGTCAGAACTATTAGTAATGGAAGTTACTTCAGGAAGTACATAATAGGTTGAAGAACGAGTAAATGGTAGACCCGCAAGAATACCTGCAATACGTGCGGTAAACTGACTTGCACTATAAGTTGTAGACCCTACCACAATGCCATCAGTAGCGAAATTAATGATCCCTTCGTGGTCCCCAACGTATTTAGGTAATACGGCTTTGTACGTTTTCTTATCGTTATCCCTTAGGCCTTTTAGCCATGTACCGATTGCGGCAACATCAGCATTTGCAATGCCAGGAATAGCAAGGTAATTCCACTTCTTACCGGCTAAACGAGTTAACGCAGCAGAGTAATCCGTTGCTGATACCCCAATGCGCTCAACAATCACCTTTGAGGGAACACCTAAAAAAGCCTGTTGAATATAATCAAGATTCGTAGCGGTCCAATCGGCGGACGCAACGTCAGCAACATTGGTGTATTCCTTCGTATCAAAGGTTGTCTTAGTATCATCTTTGACTACCAATGCAACGATTCCACGGGCACTACGCTGGATAGCAGATACAGCTAAACTTGAAAAAGTAATATTTATTTCAGGAAGTCCCAACACACTCACCCCTTACAATTTACTCATCATCTTGTCAAACTCTTTTGCCACAATTTCTGTCCATTGATCATCAATTTCTCTTGTGGCCTTTTGGTAAACGTGATAACCTTCTTTAAACCCACGCTCAACCCCATTTTTGTCTACGATTCTGTGACCGTACTCAAGTAAATGGGCATGAGGTGATCGAGAGTAAACCCGAACTTTATATTCGTGTGTACTTCCATCGACCCAAACTTTACCACGTTTAATGGATCTGAAATAATTCCCTGTACGCTTTTTTACAAGCTGCTTGGCTTTCTTTAAAACGATTGCCCGGGCCTTTGTCCCAGATCGTAACATTAGCCGCTTAGCCTCTCTAGGGAAGTGTTTTTGCAGATCATCTAGTTCTTTCATAAATGTATCTATCGCACCCATCTCAATATCAAAATCATCCATTGTAATCCAACTCCTGCATGAGATCTCCCGTTTCGTCCTTCTGGGTATCCTCGAGATAGGAAAAATGAAAATCGTAATGGACAACTTTATCAATAATGTCTGTCTCAGCACTGTCAATCGTAATCACTCGATTGCTTACAGTGAAGTTCAGCCCGAATAATTTCTCAAGGCGATCCATCACATCATAAGCCTCTTCCTTAAAAACATATCTGTCGGTAGGGAAAAAGAGGATACGACATGTCATTTCACGCAATACATTAAACTGAAATGCTTCTGTTCTTACAGTTTCAAGAGAAACAAAAAAAGAAGGTCTTTGAAAACCTTCCTCTACATCTCTACTTTGAATTAAGATACCTGGAAATTCCACTTTGATTTTATCGTTTATGCTTTTATTAATCTGCACTCGAGTAAGCATTAAGGCACCACTCTCTCTACCGATAGAATCAAAGTCTCATGCCGGTTCAACGGATCCTCAATAAACTTAATATCATGACGATGGCCATTGATCAGCATAAACATGCTTGGTGTAATACCTTCGCGGTATCTAATCGTGACCTTAAGTTTATTGGTCGTTTCCGTTGCTCCGTCTACATTATCTGTAAACCCACCCGTGTAATCAACATGAGCCGGTACCGTACACCATAATTCCGGTGATGGTGTTTGTTCACCCATGCTGTTTTCAGTGAAAATGGTGCGCCAGATTTCAACCATATCCCGTAAACTAGCAAGATTAGTTTGAACATCATCATAGGCCTGACAAACGAGATCGATTGTCTCTCCGTTTTTACTGTAAGTCCGAAGAACTAAATAATCTTTACCCTCATGCTGTATTTTTTGCTCGTCATCGTATTCAAAATAACGAATTTCAAATACTACAGTTGGTTTAAGATTATTTGTGAAGGCGTGATAAAATTCAGACCTAGTAACTGATTTTTTATTAGCAAACACTGTTCGAATTGTCTCCGATACCGCAACGGTTTCCCCTGCAGAATGTGAAACGGAAACAAGATCGATAGAATCACGCCACATCATAAGGATTCACCTGCCATATACTCTTGAGACAGTGTCAAATGAGTTTTAAGCATGTTATATGATGCCAGCAATCTTTCATAGTCTGGGTTATCATATCCAAAATGAGCCTTAACATAAACCGATATAGCACGTTTAATTAAAGGATCATCGTCATTTTCTAACTTTAAAGAAGAAACGCCCGACAACGCTAAATCTTGCCGGGCAGCTTCAATAAGATCCAAAATTTCAGTGTCATATGCGGAATTGGAAGAGCTGATTCGAAGGATGGTCTTCAATTCACTGATCATCCTATATCACCCCATTAAACGCCAGTTTTGGAGATTTTAACAAACGCTTCAGCCAATGCAGGCTTACCGTCAGTTACTGCAAGACCACGGTAAGTAATCTTACCTGACTTAAATCCAGCTTCACGAGAAGAGCTCAATTCGATAGGGCTGCTAAAGTTCATATAGTAGTAGCTTAGGTCACCGACCAAAATAACATCATCAGGAATGTAATCGTCCATAATAACCGGATAGCCTAAGATTCTCATCGCAGCAGCATCTTGTGCGTTATAAGTGAAGATAGGAGCTCCAGTTGTTTCTTTGATTTTTCTAATTCCGCCGAACAACGTTTTTCTGCTCATTACAAACACGGATGTGTTGTGGTACATAGTAGGTAGTAAGGCAAGTCCATCAACGATGTTATCGTATCCTACTGCACCAGTACCCCAATCAATTCTATTTGAACCTGTAGTCCAAGTAATTCCTGTTAAGATACCAGTAGGCTGACCTGTACCAGTACCGTTCAAGATTGCATTTTCAAGAGCAATGGACATTTGACGGCCTAGTTCATCGGCAATGTATGCTTCAAATGCATCAATGGTCATAGCTGAAGCAGCAGCAGAAATCTCCACAAGCTTGATTAGTTCGTAACCGCCTAGGTTAACACTGATTGTGGTATCATCTGCAGCAACTCCATCAGCACCCTCTGTTTTCCATGCAGCGGCGTTTTTAGCATTGGCAATGACCAAGCTCAAGTTGCCTGGAATATAGGTTACATTGATTCGTGGGAATAGTACGGATACTTGACGCAACTTATCAATGATCTTATTCATTGTAGTTGTTGGAACCGCAGCAGTAGCACCAGCCGATGTGGTCAATGCACGTTCTTCAACGTCAGTTAGGCGCTTACCTTGGAGGTTTTTAAGATACGCACTACGATATTCAGGAGAAGCGAACAATTCATCTTTCTCCATACTTTCAAAACTACGCTGTTGAGGCTGCATAGTTGGTTGAGGAATAGGATTAGCAGGAGTAGATCCAGCTGCAATAGCGGCAGCAAGTTTAGTGCGCTTCTCGATTTGTCCCTTTTCAGTTTCAAGAGCACGTAACTCCGTATCTAAAGCATCTAAATCACATTCAACTCCACTTTCTAAGATCCCACGGATTTCTACTAATCTTGCTTGAATTTCTTGTAAACGATTCATTAAAATCATCTCCCTATTGTTTTATTAATTGTGCAATACTTGCTCGCAAAGCTAACTTCTTCCGCAATTCAACACTCTCCAGTGCTTTACGCTCCTTCTCCCTCTCCAGTTCGAAGAAACTCCTTGCAGAAATTGAAGTAGTATCGTAAGCCGGAATATCCACGGCAGACACGTCATAAAGTTTTTTAACTTTAAGGATAGTACGCATGTGATTATCACTGTCGTAACTAGACTCCTTCGTAGTAAAGGAGAAACTCATGCGGTCAATGTAACCACCCTGGATTTCCTCATAAAGATCACGGCCTTCTTCTGTGCCGTCCAGTCTGGCTCTAACTTTCAAGCCCTTATCATCCACAGTGAGAGTCAATGTGTTATTTCTAGTACGTGCCATAACCTTACCGCCATGGTTGTAGTTAAAAATGACATCGCTCATGTCGGTTTCCGAAAATGCATCTCGGTCCACTTGCTCTTTATATTGGATGCCATCGTACTCCCAAAGAACTGTGGGATCGTTAAAGACAACAGCATAACCCTCAACATAAAGCTCTTGAGATGGGTTTACTTCGTCTCCATCAGGTTCCACAGGTGCTGCCCGCACCTCAAAATTGGAAACAAATCTGAAATCACGGTCCTTTCTCTTTGGATCGTTATTCATTATTTGTTGTCCCATTGTTATCACCTCCGTTTTGAT